CTGCTCGCTTCTCAATTTTCATTTCGCGTTGATGACGAGCGATGCGCTCTCCTGCTTCGCTGTTGTTCATGAACTGTGATGCAAAAGCATCACCCAAGAAACTGTGACCAGCGCGCTCTGTGTAGGTGAGTTCTTCGTTCACTACATAGGCAGGTGATGCTGATCGTGTTTCTGGCTTGACATTTGAATCTACTCTAGCCGCAAGATCTGCTGCCTTCGCGTTGCGTAGTTCAATATCTGAGATCTGCTCAATGCGCTCATCTAGTTTTTTTACTTCTAGATTTAAGGCCTCAACATTTGCTAACTCTATCTCGGTGACATCTCTGATTTCTGTGGCGGCGCGCTCAACGATTGACTCGATGAGTGCTGTCTTGCTCTCACGCTTTTCGCGTAAGGAGACAAGGAATGAATTTGACATGCTTCTCCTTAGATTGTTGGTGGTGAGAGAAGGTGTTGCCGACCGGCAAGGTGTTCTGCTTGTTGCAGATTATATCTTATTTCTTAATGAATTGAGAATGACTTGCGCGCGATCAACACGCGATTTCTCACGCGCTACTATTGCATCCGCCCATGTCTTACCTGCATCGCCGCCCCACAAAGCCCACGCGATGCGCCCGTTAGATGGATAGCCATCCTCACCCTGTCTGAATCCTTCTGCCTTCTTATCTACCTCGTGCCTTGCAAAGAATGAATACACTCTCTTGACTGTCTCTAATGGCAGATTTCTTCCATTGGAAATATCTCGCGCGCGAGCTACACCTATCTCAGTGCCACCTCTGCCAAACTCTCGCCTCCATGCAAGGCCGCGCTTAGCCTCCTCGACCATTCCAGCCGTTGGAGTGAAGGACTCAGCTCTATCTTCTGAGCCAGCCTCCTCTGGCATTACCCATCTGTTGCAGTAATAGTCTGCCTGTACATTCTCATCCCAGAGTGAGCAGTATCCGGCCTCGTAATACACGCAGTTTCCACAATTGCGACCCTCCGGCACATCCTCAGTAGATGCAGGTCGATAGTTTTCTGGCAGTGCACGATCGCCGAACTCACCAATATTCAATGCAGTGAGCTGAGCCTCTGCCTGCTCGATTGTGCGATGACATCCCATCAGCTCGCGACCCTGATCTTTGATGACTGCAAACGCCTCGCACTCAGGATGATCTGTAACGATGCTATATGGCATTACTGCTTCAGCGTAGCTAGAATCTCACGCGCCTGCGCGAGTCGAGGATTGTGCTCCATCTCAGTATCTCTGACACCACTGACAGCGGCCATCTCTCCATACGCCCCAAAGGTAACAAGGGAGATCTCAGCCAGGTGAGCCTTGATGCGCTCGATCACTCCATCTTCGCGTTTGCGATTCTTCAGTGGCATGAAGCCGATGGATAGATTATCCAGAGCGCCATCTTTGATGAGCTCTAGTACCTCATCCCCTGCCACAGTGTTGCTTACACGCATCTCCGCGTAAAGCCCTTTATCAGTCTCTCGCAGCATAGTTGCTCGGCCTAGAGGCAGCGCTTTGGCATCATGGCCTCGTAGTAGTTTGACGCGAAACGGCGCGCGCACTACATCGGCAAAGGCTCCCTTGCGGAATACCTCGGTGAGAGATCCACTGATCTTTTGCTCTACATCGTAAGGAACAGCGATTCCAGAGATGGTTCGACCATCCCCCTCTGCTCGATACTCTAGATCGATCGTATAACTGCGATGCTCGATCTCACTCATGCTATCTCCTCGCTTTCGCTCTCATCGTTAATTTCATCAAGACCGTTGTCCCCACTGACCTCATCCTTTAGTGCATTCTCGGAGTCATCCAATCCATCGCGCTTCTCCATCTCTCTGACCTCATCAACAGTCAAGAAGCCGGTGGAGATAGCGATCTGGTGTGCCTGGTATCGACTGAGAGTGTCAGTGCGTAGTAGTGAATCAAAGTTAAACTTGGCTACCTGTCCACGCACCAAGAGATCCGATAGCGCCTCTTCAATGCGCTGCGCAATTGGCTGGATACTCCATCGAATCAATTGCAAGTTTTCCTGCTCAACATTCGAGTATGTGCGTGATGAGTTTGGTGCTCCAAGATAGTACGCCGGAAGTCCGAGGATATTTGAAGCCTCTACCAGCGCCTGCTGCTGAGCCTCTATGAGCTGAGCCTCTTGTGCGTTGTCGCTAAGAACCTGGAACTCAGTGCTGCTATTTAAAACAGCCGGTGCTCGATTGCGTGAGCTATACATCGACATCCATGCCGCCTTCAGTGCATCTGCCTCTTCCTGTGTCAGATCCGGATTGGCCGACTTCAGGATCGCCGATGGGCTGACTCCGCCATCAAAGTATCTAGATGCGTATTCATTGATTGCTATTAACTTGCCAATCGCTTGTTTCTGAGCTCCCAAGATGCCTACACCTACCAGTGCTCCTGGCATTGAGAAGTTCTTGATATGCAAGATCTGTGACTGGTCATACTGCCTGCCATCTATCATGTAGATCATTCGACCGTTGTCGCGCGATACATTTACGCGATTTGGCTCTACCGGATAGAACGACTCTGGTAGGCCATTTGCTCCAGGCTCTCCTAGAACAGCGATGTAATTACCATGAATCAAAAGAGCTGAGGCCATTGCTGCAATTGTCTCCATGCGAATGCAAGGTGGATTTGGCCGCAACAGAATGTTTGGCGTTGGCCTTACTAGAGTGTCACCGCGATAGGCATGCAACGGCATCGCACCGATTGCATCCGATATGAGTGTGATGCCTCTCCAGATAGCTGGTACTCCGAGCATCGTGTCTTGATCGACATAAACGCCTGCCCAGTTACCTTCAAAGAATCGACCTACACGACCTAGAGAGTCGACATAGCCTGTGTTGGTGTAAACAACCGAGCCCTGGAACTGTCGCTTTAATAATTTGTTAAGCATCGCGCTCCAATGCTATGCCGAAAAGAGTGAGGATCACGCCCCCACATAGTACCGCAAGCCTTGTTGAATACAGTGATATACCACCGATTAATATTGTTGCGCCAACAATTTGCATTGCGGTGCTGATGATTTTCTTTTTGCTCATTAAAATATCCTACTCCTTATCAGATCGCGCTCCATAGCCTTGCTGCTTATTCCATAGTGAGCAAGTGTGGCCGCTACAAGTGGCGTGATATTTGTGGTTGATCGTCTATTCCATGCCCAAGCATCACCTAGTGGTCTCTTACTAGATCCTAAAATTGCCTCTCGCATGTTGTCATCGCCTAAATGACATATGGTGCGAGATTGCACAGCATCGAAAAAGTTGCCGCAAGCCCTTGCATATTCTTGTAGACCTATGGGCATCACCTTGATGCCCTCCAGTTCCAAATGACCTATGAGAGAGGCGGCCGGACTTCCGGTATCAATGACCACCGAAGCGTTCCACTTCTTGGCCACCTCAATGATTCTTGGCAATAACCATCCCACGCCGTCTTGCATGTCCACGATCTCAATTGGATTCATTCCCGAAACTGCACCGGCCGCAGCTATGGATGCTCTGCTTCGCTCACGCGACATATCTACACCCAAGACTACTTGCGATCCTACGATGACATCAGTTCTAACCAACTCATCCCACTGGCCTGTGTCAATAACCTGAGTAGATTCAGCAGCTGCCCAAACATTCAACCACTCACGAGTAAAGATTTCAGGTGCATTGGTGTTCGCCGCCTCTCTGACCGCTTCTATTGTAACGCCCTTGCGAATCCCAAGAGAAGGAATTGCTTGATGCCAAATGTCCTCGTCAAGATGATCAAACTTGTCTTCGTGTGGAGCCCATTCGAACCACGCTAATCTGGCTTCTTTTTCCTCTAGCGATGTGTGCGCCAGGTTTCGATAATGCGCTAGAAGGGTGGATCTCTCATCTCCGGCATTCGACAGGATCCAGAGCTGTCCGTTTGGCTTCGTGGCCAAAGTTGGTTGCAGAGCGCCGATAAGACTTAGATCATGTGTCAAAGCCTCATCAATAACTACCAGATCTAAAGAAGTGCCGCGACCGCCCTTGTTGTTCGGAGTGGTGATCCCATAGGTCGATCCATTTTTGAATATGACATGCTCGTTGCCATTGGTTCGAACCACATGCTTGATGCGATGGCGAATCGAGCTGGCCATCATGATCTCTATGTGCTCCTCCCATTTCAATCTAGCCATTTGTCTGTCCTGTGCTGTATAAGCAATTTTATGCCTTGCATGTAGAGCCTCGAAAACAATCCGAGCTGCCACTAGAGAACTCTTGCCATTTTGCCTGCCTACCGCAACTCCCACTGTGCGATATTTATATAAAGAACTTTTATATTCCATTGCTATATCGGCCACATGTTTTTGCCAGGGAAATAATGAAAAGCCCATGCCTTCGGCTACCGCTGCCAATTGATTGCCCATGCTTTTTAATCTGCGATCGCGCTTGGTTCCCCATCTGGGTTCAACTAATCTATCCGTAGGTTCGCTCAATGCTATCGTCATGATTTAAGTATCTCCTGCGCTAGCTTGTCCCAAATGTCCATGCCACCTGCATCATCTTTTGGTTTCATCTGCAAAGACTGTGCGATCTTGATAAAGGTATCAGTCTCATCTTTTGTGACCTTTAGCATTGGATTGACCACCGCGCCCCTTGCGCCCTTGACCAAGATACCAGTTTCGCTGATTCGTACACGCGCCTCTCTGTGTAAGTAACCAGAGTAAGCCAGCATCAGAACGAGCTCTTCTTCAATCTCTGACAGTTGCCTATCTAAACGCTTGATAATTAAAGCCAAGTAAGCCTGTGCCATCTCCGGCAGCTCTTCCTGCCTCAACTGAAATCTAGTCTTTGGCTTTGGCTTTTTAGTTGTCAAGTAACACCGCCTCTTGCTCAGTTAATGATTCCCACCTAGTGATGGCAGCCTGGACATACTTTGCCTCGATATCCATACCTCTTGCGCTTCGATTTAATTGCTCAGCCGCTAAGACTGTTGATCCAGCTCCCAGGAAAGGATCGTAGACGAGCTGCCCTGCCTTTGTTGAATTTACCAACATCCTGCCAATTAAGTTAACTGGCTTCATAGTTGGATGCTCTCTGCTAATTGTTGGCCGTGCCTCCCGAATGATAGTTGAAGCCTCTGCCAATAAGCGAAACCTCTCCACCAGCTCCGCGTGACTGTAAAGCTCCGGATCTTTTTCTAGGTCAAAGATTGTAGTTTTATTAAAGGTGCCTTTCCAAGAATGTGCCGCGCCTGTCTTCCATCCATACATGATCGGCTCATGCTGCCAGTTGTAATCGCTTCTAGATAACACCATGTGATCCTTCACCCATATTAAGCATTGAGACAGATAAAAGTTTGATTCTATAAAAGCGGCTCTAAAAGTATTAGTGCCTGTGTCAGCATGACACACATAGATAGATGCTCCTGGCTTCATTGCTTGGTTTGTAGTCGCGAAGGCTCTCAAAAGAAATTGCTTAAAGTCAGCATCCGTCATCGAGTCGTTGGCAATGGTCAGTGCCTCATCTGTGCCGCCTACATAATTTACATTGTATGGTGGATCAGTCCAGACACAATCAGCTAGATCTCCCTGCATTAATCGTTGCACATCTTCAACATTTGTTGAGTCACCACACATGACCCTGTGTTTACCTAGAAGGTAGATATCACCGCGCTTCACAGTGATCCGTCTTCGCTCTTGCGGATAAGGTATCTCCTTGAGATTGACCTCTTCCTCTAAGCGGATTGATTTGAAACCTAGCTCATCCATCTGCCAGCCTAATTCGCGGAGAGAAGCTACCTCCGCTACCAATAGATCCTTGTCCCATGAGGATAGTTCAGCTGTGCGGTTGTCAGATAGTGCATAAGCCTTGATCTGCGCCTCATTCCAATCTGCTGGAATGTAAGACACTGCCAGTTCTGACCAGCCCAATTCCTCTGCAGCCTCTAAAGTTCCATTGCCTGCTATCACCACATTGTCGATCGTTGCCACCACCGGCTTGCGCTGGCCAAATTGTTCTAAGGATGCCTTTAAAGCGGTGATAGATCCTCGGCCATGTACCCTGGCATTCTTTGGATCCTTCTTAAGATCCTTGATTGGCATAAGTTTGACTTCTAGTTTTACCATGACCGAGACACCTTCCTGATTCGTTTGCGTTTATTTCCAAAAGTGCCACCTCGTGAATAATTGCAATGACCGCAGCTAGGTCTCAAGGTTCCCTGCCATAACTCTGGCGTTGGAGCTGATGCTATCGGTGGATCATGATCTAAGGTAGTGGCCGGTACTAGCCTGCACCAGTAGCAAATGGGATTTGCACTAAGTATTTGTTTTCTGATTTTTCTGTAGATACTTCCATATTTGCGTTGATTATCAGTTTTCATGCCAGGATCCCCCCTTGTGGGTTTTGTAACCTTCCAGAGGG